CGGGCCCATCGAACGGATTTCTCTGGCGAGCAAAATGCAGAAAAACGGCCGGATCTTCGACCTGTTTCCACGTCGAAGTACGAAATGACTTTGGCTAGGTGGCGGAGAGAGTGTCCTCCGTATCTTCCTCCACGATACTCCGATACCGTAGCTACAACCAAGATTCATCAATCTTTCCAAGCTGCTTCCCTCCATCGTTCTCCACCTCCCTCTACCCCAAGCGCCATCCGGGGGTTACATTGGGGGTGACGTTGGCAAGTGCGGCGGAGCGAGCGCATGGCACGGGCAAAACATCTTCTCTCTGCGCGGCAGGTAACAGCTCTCCTCAAGCGCGGCGAGCGTCGCCGCTACGCTGATGGCGGCTCGCTGTATCTACAAGTCAGCGGCTCCGGTCGCGGCTCATGGGTATGCATGTGGAAGACAGGCGGCCGCAAAGGTAAGCAACGCCTGCTCGGCCTTGGCTCCGTGCATGATGTATCGCTGAAGGAAGCGCGCGATTTGGCGGACGCCTGCCGCCGCGCGCTGCGCCAAGGACGAGACCCCAGGACGGTGCTGGCCGAGGCGTCAGGCGAAATGACATTTGACGCTGCCGCGCGTGAGTTGATTGACAGCATGGCCCCAAGCTGGCGCAACGCCAAGCACTGGGCGCAGTGGCGCATGACCTTGCTCAGCGAGACACCGCCGGACTGTGACAGCAAGAGCGACAAGACCCGCTTCGATTATTGCGGGCTGATTCGCAATTCGTCGATAACAAAGCTCACGACCGAGGACGCGCTGCGCGTCTTAAAGCCAATTTGGCAGAGCCGGCCGGAGACGGCCTCGCGGTTACGCGGCCGATGCGAGCGCGTGTGGGATTTTGCTAAGGCGCGCGGCCACTGCGCTGGCGAGAACCCGTTCCGCTGGAGAGGACACCTCGATGCAGTGTTGCCGCCACGCGCGCGGCTGACGCGCGGGCATCACAAGGCGATGCCCTTCACCCTTGTACCGGCTTTCATGGGCAAGTTGCGGGCCATGCAAGGCGCTGCGCCGCACGCGCTGGAATATACGATTCTGACCGCCGCCCGCTCCGGCGAGGTGCTCGGAGCGAAGTGGGGTGAAATCGACCTGCAAGCCAAGGTGTGGACCGTGCCAGCCGAGCGCATGAAGGCCGGAAAAGAGCACCGTGTGCCGCTGTCTGACCGCGCCGTCGCTATCCTCGAGGAGATGCAACAGGCACGGCTATCGGAATTCTTGTTCCCCGGCTTCAGGCTCGGCGCGCAATTGAGTGACATGAGTTTGATGGCCGTGCTGCGGCGCATGAAGGTTGACGCGACCGTCCACGGCTTCCGCAGTGCATTCCGCGATTGGGCCGGCGATAGCACCGGGTTCCCCCGCGACGTTGTTGAGGCCGCGCTGGCGCACGCCATCGAGAATAAAACTGAAGCCGCCTATCGCCGCGGCGACGCGCTGGAGAAGCGCCGCAAGCTGATGGCGGCATGGGATAGGTACTGCACCGCGCCGGCGCAAAGCAACTTGACCGCCGCTGCCTCGCGCGGAGAAGGGCCTGCAAGCCCCCACAATTGACCGCTGACTGCGTTAGAGCCACGCGCCGGGGCCACAACGCCAGCGGCGGCCACGAGCCCCACTGTTGTGATTTGCTTCCCAGGGAACCATGGCGGCCTCCAAAAACATGGGCGACACCCTCCGCGCATATTTGCAACAGAAATTGCGCGGCTCGGCCGGAACTCCGCGGCCTTCGTCAGATTATTTCGTCACTTACGATTGCGGCTGACAAAATGCGCGCCACCGAACGACGACGCCCGCGCTCCGTGCGCTGCAAAGGTTGCAAGGGCATCATCAAGATCAAATCGAAGGGACGTGTTCCGACCTACTGTAGCCAGACCTGCCGGCAGAACGCATACCTCAAGCGGCGATACACAGGACCGACGGAATTGCTCAAGCAGGACATCGCAACTGTGCAGGTGCGCGACATCATCCACCGTGAGGTCTGGGATTACCTCGTTCGACTGGGCTTCACGCCCGAAGGTGGGCGGCCGCCAAAGCCGAAGGGAAAACAGCCTAAACTTACGATCATCAGCGGCTCATCATCATCGGGATCGTCGAGCAAATGATCGACGGTCGCCCGGTTGAAGCGCTAATATCCAAACGCGGCGGCTAGGCTGATCCCCGAACGCGCGGCTTCTGCACTGCGTTGCCGCCGCTCCCTTATGCAGGCGCTAGGCTAAGGCGCGGCGTGCGAGACCCCAGCGAAGCCTCAAGCGGTCGGGCGCTCTATGACAACGCACGGCAACTCGTCGAGCATGCGGTTGCTCAGCATATTGAGGAATGGGCGGCGGCGGTCGGCCTGACAAGCGAAGACGCGCAATTCAAGGAATTCCGTGCGTGCGTCGCCGCGGCACTGCTAACGTGTTTGCAGGTTCATATTGATGCACCTTATCACCGCCGCGGTGGTGATGTTCATAAGGCGCTTAAGCGCATTGCCCGCGAGGCCCAAGCGATTGCGAAGCGTTTGCATGCTTTAGAAGCCGATTTTGATGGATTGCCTTGGCCGCTGTTTCAGCACGATCCGATCTTCAGTAAGCTCGCGGTTGACCTCGTCGGCGAGTCCCCTGGTTGGGAGACCATTGCCGCCGCAGCGCGCCGCGATGCCGAAGCATTCAAGCAAGCAGATAAAGGCGGCAAGCGCAAAATGGCGGCGTTCGAGGTACTGGCGCAAGCATTGTTGATTGCCTATCGGCAAGCGACCGGACAGACAGGGGTCGGACGTAGCGCGCGACAAGGGCGCCTTCTTTCGCTTGTCGAAGCAGTTCTGCCGATCGTGAGTAGGATTGCACGCGAGGTCACGGGTAGACCGCTCGATGCCCCGGCCACGGATAGCCTTGGCGAAGCGCTACACAGAACGGCTCGCAGTTGGGGGGCATAACCCCGCTCAATTTCTCTAGGGTTACGCCCTCCGACGAGCGGCGCGAATCCTGGCATCCTCCACAGAGTGTCGTAGTCGACCGGGAGACTCGCATGCCGCATGCAGAGGTCAAGCAAATCGCGCTCACAGATCGGCGCGCTTATTCCCTGTCCGAAGTAGCCGGACTTACAGGGTTTGCGATTTCGACGCTTTATAAGCTCATCCACGCCGGGCGCCTGCGCAGCGTCAAGATTGCGGGTCGCCGCGTGATTACGTCCAATGCGCTCGACGAGTTTTTGTCAGATCGGGAGCCATCGCCTGGAGCCACCGGCACGGAGGGTGCGCGCCATGCAAATTATTAGTGCAGACGAACGATTACGCGAGCGTCGTGGGGCCAAGGTGTTGATCGTCGGTCCGACCGGCGTCGGTAAGACCAGCTTGCTGCGCACGTTGGAAGATCCGAAACATGTGCTTTTCGTTGACATCGAAGCCGGCGATCTCAGCGTGCTCGATGTGCCGGTGCCGACTATTCGGCTCGACGACTGGCCCAGCGCGCGTGATCTGGCCTGCCAGATCGGCGGACCCAATAGGAGTTTTCCACCGACCGCCTGTTACTCGCAAGCGCACTACGACGCCATCGGCGGCGCGCTGGAGAATCTCGATCAGATCACGACGCTGTTTGTTGATTCCCTGACGGCGATCAGCCGGATATCCTTCCGGTGGGCCGAACAGCAGCCGGAGGCTTATTCCGAGCGTACCGGTCGAAAAGATCTGCGCGGCATTTACGGCTTGCACGCGCGCGAGATGTTGTTGTGGCTAAATCAGTTGCAACACGCACGCGCCAAGCATGTGGTGCTTGTGGGCATCCTCGAGCACGTCGTCGACGAGTTCAACCGCGGCGAATGGCAGCTGCAGGCCGAGGGTAACAAGACCGGCCGCGAGCTTCCGGGCATCGTCGACCAGATCATCACGATGCAATTTGTCGATTTCGGCGATGGCAAGCCACTCACGCGCGGTTTTGTCTGCACCTCGCCGAACCCGTGGAACTACCCGGCCAAAGATCGCAGCGGCCGGCTCGCACAAATCGAGGCACCACACCTCGGGCGAATTCTTTCCAAACTTATCGCAATCAAACCAAACGGAGACTAGAACCATGACCAACATTGATTTCGATTTCAACAGTGCCGATGAGCAGCGTTCTTTCGATGTTATTCCAGCTGGAACGATCTGCACCTTGCAAATGATGATCCGCCCCGGCGGTGCTGCCACCGACAGCTGGCTCACCCGCGCATCCGACGGCAACAGCGAAGCGCTTGATTGTGAATTCACGGTTGTCGACGGTGACTACGCCAAACGCAAGTTCTGGCAGCGCTTCACACTGCGCGGCACCACGCCGGGGCACGCCGAAGCGGGTGAGATCAGCCGCAACACGCTGCGCGCCATTTTGGAATCTGCGCACGGAATTCGCCCCGACGACAAATCCGAGGTGGCGCAGGCGAAGCGCAGGATCTCCGGCTGGGACGATCTCGACAATTTGCGGTTTCTCGCTCGCCTTGGCGTGCGTCCGCCGCGCGATGGTTATGCGGCGAAAAACACGATCCTGGAAGTCATCACGCCGGAGCGACGGGGCTGGAAACGGCCGGAGCGGATCCAGGCCAAACCTTCGAACAGCGCCAGCTCACCGACGCCGATTGCACAGCCGGCCAACGCGATCGCGCGACCGCAATGGGCGGAATGACGGGCCATGGACAAGATCTCGAAACACGAAGACGAATGGCAGCGGCAGGCAACGGCCGCGGCCATCGCCGAAGCCCGCAAAATCGCGCTCGGGTCCGGTCCGTTGATGAATGTGCCGGTCGGCAAGCTCGACAATTTGCAGTGGGGCTGGCTGATCGCCGCCGCCATCTTCGGCTGGATTAGGACCCGCTGTGAACAGGCGATTGCGGAGGGCCTCGATCAGGAAGAAGCCGTGATGATGAAGCCGTCAGCCGGCGAGGCCGCGATGGTGCGCTCGATCCTGCCCATGCTGGCCGACCGGGCCGCCATCGATTGGTCGCGACCGTTGGCGGCATGGTCCAAGGACGACATGACCAGCTTCTTGCTGCTGGCTTGGCAGTTGATGCACCAAGCCGAACACGCGCTCGACCAAGCGCGGAGCATGATCCTGCGCAAACCACACTTTGACCAGAAAACCGGGGATCCAATCCCTTTTTGAAAACAAGTTCGCGCTCACGCTGCACCCGGCATCGATCCGATCCGCTCGCTGCGCTGGGTGCTCAAGGGACTGCTGCGTCAGCATGGCATGCGCGGTCTCGACATTCGCAAGGAATAGTGTCGTGCTGAACTTCAATCGTGAGATCCTATCGGCAGAACCCATCAATAAGCGGATCAATGAACTGATCGAGGCTGCCGAGCCGCCGAGCGAGAACTATCGGCAATATCTTGGTGCCAGCGCGATCGGTAGCGAATGCCTGCGCAAGGTTCAGTATGACTGGATATGTCATCCAGAATTTCCGGCGCGAATCAAGGACATTTTTAGTCGCGGGCATTTTTTCGAAGAGGTGACGCGGCAGCATCTGATCAAAGTCGGCTTCAAATTCGCAGCGACGGAGCAATTGGAGTTTCAAACTGCCGATGGACTCTTCCGCGGTCACGCTGATGGCATCATCGTCGGTGGGCCAGAGCTGCCTGGATTGCTGTTTCCGTGTTGTTGGGAACACAAATGCCTAAATGGAAAAGGGTGGAAGAGTATTGAGCGCGATGGCTTGACTGGTTTGTACAAGACCTATGCCGCGCAAGTCGTAGTCTATCAGGCCTATCTCGACGTCACCAACCCTGCGCTGTTCAGCGTCGTCAATGCCGATACCTGTGAGCGTCTGCACTTCCTGGTGCCGTTCGATGTGCAGCTCGCGCAGCTGATGAGCGATCGCGCGGTCATGGTGATCGAGGCAGCCCGGGCCGGCGAGCTGCTGCCGCGGATTACAGAGGATGCCGACGACTGGCGGTGTCGCATGTGTCAACACCGCGAACGTTGCTGGAGGCAGCCATGACTGCGGTGCTGAACGAGACAATAGCGAAGCGGATCGCGGCAGTCTTCCGCCGACTCAACTCTCACTTTGATGGTGAGGCGTTGGCTGCGGCAGCCGCGCTGAAGCGCTTGCTCGCGTCTGAAGGACTATCGATTAACGATCTCGCTATCGTCCCTGAGAACTGCAACGGTGAAATTGAGGTGCGAAAATATTCCGACAAGGACGCCGAGATCATCTTTGCCCGCGGTGTCGACAAGGGACGTGCCGAACAGCTGCGTGCTCAACAGGCGCCACCGGAATTTTACGATATCAACGGGCAGCCACGCTGGAACGAGATCGCGCTGTTTTGCCAGCGCAATGATGTGCGCTTACGCAACGATTGGGAGCGCACCTTCGTCAATAACATGGCCGGCAAGACATTGGTGCGCGAGCCAACCGAGAAGCAGGCTAAACATCTGCTCGGGATTTTTGTGAACTTGGGCGGCTACTACGATCCTCAGGCGATGCAATGGTGAGAGATACCGGGAGGAATGATCAGGAGACAATAATGATGGCAACGGTGTCAAAGCCACGAACCTTTCATTCCGATCTTGCGCATCTGCCGGCAGCCTTACTGCCACTCACCAAGTTGAAGCGCTGGGTGGTGTGGAAATGGCAGGAACGACAGGATCAAAACGGCGAGGTCAAATGGACCAAGCCGCCATTCCAGGCTCGCTATCCAAATAGCCACGCCAGATCGAACGATCCCAGCACCTGGGGCAGCTACGAAGATGCAGTGCTGGCCTTTAGCAGGGGCCAGTGTGACGGCATCGGGTTCATGTTGAAGGACAGCGAGCTTGGCGCCATCGATCTTGATAAGGTCCGTAATTTTTCTACCGGCGAGGTGCTGCGCTGGGCGGAGGACTTGTTTGCCGAAGCCGCTACTGCCGGCAGCTATCTGGAGTGGACGGTGTCTGGCACCGGCGCGCGCATCATCGGCATCGCCCGCGGCAGCAGCTGCACAAGAAGATCAATCTCAGTCCGAATGGCTGTGCCGTCGAATTCTATCGGCATTGTGAGCGCTACATCACCATTTCTGGATTCCAGATCTCAGGCGATTATCCAGGACTTCCGGTCAGCACCGAACTGCGAGAATATGGTGCGCTGTTTGACGCGCTGGTGGCGCGCTTCTCTGATAACGCCCAACGGCCGACGCGCTGCGAATTTGATGGCGAGATGGTGATCTCGGTCGAACCGATCGACGAGGAGAATGAGCTTGATTTCAATAACGCCGGACCGCAACAAGTTGCTCCGGATTACCCGGATCTGATTGAGAATGGCGCCCCGCAAGGGGTGCGTAGCGAAGAATTCCAGCGGGTGGTCTGGCATTTGGCCGGTCAAGGCTGGTCGCCCGATCAGATCGCCGAGGAGCTCGCCAAACATCCCACCGGTATCGGCGCAAAATATGCTGGACGGCTGCTGACTGAGGTCATGCGCTCGTTCGAGAAATGGCGCGCTACAACTGATGTCGGTGTCGGTGGTGCTGGTGGCGCTGGTGGTGCCAGTGCTGCTGCTGGCGGCGGGGGTACTGGCGGTGGGGCTAGTGCTACGGCTACTGGCAGCACTACCGGCACATCGGGACAGTGGTGGCTCAGGTTCTGCCAGCGCGACGGCAAGGGACGGCCGTTGTCCAACTTGGCTAACGTCATGCTGGCGTTGCGCAACGACGAGGCCGTCAAGAACATGCTCGCCTATGACGAGATGTATTGCGGCGAGGTCATGATCCGGAAGATCGGCAGCCAAGTCGACCTGGCGAGACCAAAGCCGGTGGAAGATGTCGACGCCACCGCCATACAGGAGTGGGTTCAGCTCAATGGTCTGCCGCTCATCGGACGGGATATCGTGCACAGGGCAATCGATCTAAGGGCGCACGAGCAGCGGTTCCATCCGGTGCGGGATTATCTCGATGGTTTGGTTTGGGATAGCATACCGCGGGTTGCGCAGTGGCTGGTGACCTATCTCGGCGTCAAACGGAGCGAGTACACCACGGCAATCGGACGGATGTTTCTGGTCGCTACTGTGGCACGGATCTATCAGCCAGGATGTCAGGCCGACTCAGGAGGGGAAGCCGGTCGGGCGGTGCCGGCGGTTGATGATGGTCACTGGCTGGAGGCAATCTCAAGCATGGTGGTGCACCCACTTCCAAAGACGGCGGGGGTAGTAGGGGAAGTATGGCCCTTATCGCGGCGACATGCCCGAGATAGATGCAGACCGTTTCCGTAGGGAAGCTGAGGAGCGCCGATCAGGTGCCGACAGCATTTGTAAAATCTTGTACTCGACCCTGCAGACAGTGTCCGATTGGACACGATCCCGATTGCTCGATTGTAGCTCGGTACGCGCATTCGCCGTCAAGCCCC